CCACGCATAGCACGAAAATTAAAACACCCACCAAATAAATCAATTCCTAATGCTTGAATTTTTTCAATTCCGTAAACATCTAATAATTCGTTAAAAACATTAGTAAAGTTTTGAGCTACTAACTTATGACAACGCATTGTAGTAACTTTTGTTTTTGTGTCCCAAGCCAAACGCATTGGATAAGGTAGTTTTATACTAACTAAATAATTTCCGTTTTCGTTTGGTGTTCCGTATTTTTGTGTTATTGCTTTTGTACTTAACATTTTATTTTCTTTTAAATGTGTTACTAATCATATCAAAAAAACCATTAAAGAAAGCCGTTAAAAAACCATCTATGTTAAGTCGATATATAATGTATTCCGCTACTTTATCCGAAATAATAGCAATAAAAGCTATTGCAATTGATTGATATTTAGTGTCTAATTCACTTTGAATTAATCCGCTCGATATGTAAGCACCAGCCACCCCGACAAACATAGATAAACAAACGTTTATAAATGAAATTTTTGCTTTGTTCTTTTTCATTTCTATTGCTATTTTCATACCTACCCCCAATAATGCTGGTATTATTATTTTTACGAAAAATTGCGTGTACTCGCTTTCTAAAAATTTTTCTTGCATTTTTTTTTAATTTTAACTAACCAAATTAATGGCACTATTACTAATATTACCAATTCGTTATATCCTAAAATAGTGTTATCAAATAACAACTCATCAAATAAATTATTTAATGACAAACAGAATAATACAAATTTAATAAAACTTTTCTTATCTAAAGAAAAAATATACATACACAACATTGAAATAAATAAGGCGTTCCCTACGTAGAAACTTCCTATTGGGAGAAAATTCCAAAATAAATAAGTACCGACACTTATTAAAGTTGCAATATGTAAAAAGTATTTCATTATCTGTCTTTTGGCCTTGTACCTAATAATTCCAAACCAGCGTTATCTAAAATAACCTCACACTCCTCAACCGCTTCAATTTGTGCTAAAGTATATTGATATTCATTTGCTGACATATTACTTACTGGAGTATCACTTGTAAAAAAGTTTTTCATTAAATAGGCTAACATTCCAGAAATTGACGCAATTAAAATTGCTTTAAAATCTAAAACTAAAGTTCCGCTATCTAAACTTTGTTGAATAATTGTAATTGCTGAAATCAACCCAGCCATAACTAAACCTTTTAAAAAGTCTTTGTTGTTTAATGTAAATAATTTGCTCATATTTTTATTTATTAATTGATTTTATACAGTGGTTTTTTTCTATTTTGTTTAATAACCAAACTAAATATTTTCCTAATTTAGTTAAATTTTTTGAGAGTTCGTTTTTTCCTAAAACTCCGCTTATCGTTTCTTCAATATTTCCAAATCTATCGGGGCTTTTTTCAAGTATCAAATACTTATTTAAACTAAATCTAAATTCTCTGTTTGCGTATCTATCCAAGTTAACTGCACTATCCTTTAAATAACCTTTTTTCTTTACGTTTAAGGCGTTAAAAATAGTTACAGGTAAGAATAGAACATACGCAATAATAAATAAAACTAAACCCATTAATTTAATAAATTACCGTTAATAAATATTTCATCTAATTGCTCCGAAGTTATGCCCATCATTTGAGCAATCATTCCCAAGTCGCTTGAATTTCTATCGAAATGCGTTGCACTTCTTAAACGTGTTAATATAACGTATTTTTGTGATTCATCAAAATTTAAATTCGTAATAAATAAAACTATATCCTCGTATTTAATACCCGTTGTAATAAATATTTGTATAATAAATTTCATTCGTGAAATGCTTTTAGGTATCAAATTACGATTATACGCTTCAATTTCTTCTGCAGTAAAATTAATAACCTCTTTAGTTATAATATCATCTACTAAAATAAATTCATCGCCTAAACGTTGCAACTCTGTAATTTCTGGAATTATAACTTCTCGCCAACCATCTGCAAAATGATTTTCAGTTAGTTTGTCATAACCATCTATTGTATTGCCGTTTACTATATACCTGCTCGGTATTTCGTTATAAACTCTTTGTAAGTTATCTATATTCGCTATCATATTAAAAAGGATAAATTATTCCGCTTCCAGAATTATATAATTGTGTTGTTTCTCCAGCCGTTAACTCTCTATTTTTCCAAATCCCAAATCTATTCATATAACCATTTAAAGTAATTGGATTAGCAATTAAATTACCAAACACTGCTGGTTGTGTTGATATTGGCATTTTTGTATATGTTCCTATTGTTGTTAATGTTGAAGTCGTTAAAACTCCATCAATATATATTTTAACACCAGAAGTTGATCCATTCCCATTATAAGTAACACAAACATTATAATCTACACCGCTTGACAATACTGTATTTGAATGTATGATTAAAATATTACTTAAATCTTTAAACAATGCTACAAAAACCCTACTACCATTTAAAATAATCTGATATTGTGCCGCTATTGTATCATCTCTTTTAACTAAAAAAACTTGTGTTAAAGCTATGTCATTTGATTTAAACCAAAAATTCATACTAAACGGCAAATCGTTTGTAGCGTTAGAAAAGTCAAAGTTTGTACTTTGTGCAATAGATATTTTACTTGTACTACCATTAAAATTTGCTGAACTTGAACTATAAGTAATTGCCGTATCTGTTCCATTATGTGCATTGGCAGTACTATCAATACTATTAGTATCAAACTTATAGTAAGCTATTAAATTTGATAACAATGCACTTGCTGAATCGACACGGCTTAATAATATTTTCTTTTTCATTATGGAGCAGTTACAATTGTTACCCAATAAGCATTTGTTGCACCTCTGTATTCAATAGCTAATAAATTGTTTTTAGCACCGTTATAAGTTCCTACTATACGAGTAGTAAAACCGCTTGGATAAGTTACTGCAAAATTTCCAGTCATATAAACAGATATTACTTTTGTGTTTCCGACACTTGGCAAATTACTAACCGTTAAAGTTGTATTACCTACTAAAGTTAACTCGAAAGTATCTTTGCTAAAGTCTAAATTATATGTTCCGCTAACACTTGCGTTAGTGACTAAAACATCATCTACTAAAGAGTTGTAAAGTTCTGTGAAGTTTGCATTTGCTTTTTGTTGAGAAACTCTTAATACATCGCCAGTCCCGTCGTTAGGTGCGCTACCTACGTTTATTATTTGTTGGCTCATCTTTTTGCTTTTTTAAAAATATATTTATTTTTTCAATTACCTTTTTATTCGTTGTTCTTTTTTTATAGGAATGAGAACCCGCCATAATTTGATTTTTTTGGATTTATAATGTTGTCAGTTGTTGAAGTATATTCTGGGAAACTTACCTTACATAAAAAACGCTCCATTCTACCCTGATAAATTTCAGCTTTATTTCTTTGGTTTTTAATCATAATATCAATACTGTCTTGTTCTGCTGGTGTTCCGTTTTGCGGTGTCATTTTAAAAATACCTCCATTACTAATCTGAAACGCTCCGTTAATAAGATACTCAACTGCTGATTGATGAATTAAAAACATTCTTATGTATTTAGTATATAATTCTAAATAATCGCCAGTTAAAATATCGCTTTCAAGGTCTGTTTTAATTTTTTCATATAAATCTTCTCCAAGAATTTCAACTAATTTTGACAATTGTGCATCTTGAATACAAAATTTATATTTATCCGTGTCAATATTACCACCTAAAACGGTGTTTTGTAATATTTCTTGGTCGCTTAACATTAAATACTCCATAATTATTTTGTTAAAAATCCATTATTAGGCATATTGTTTGGTTTGATTGTAGATAAAGGTTCTCCAGAATCTTTTAATTCCGTTTCAATTCCTAACTCCTTAATATCTTTAATCATTCTTTTTGCCTTTTCAATGGTAATATATTGGTTATTTTTTCTCAAATATACTCTGCGTTGCCAAAAATGGTTACAATTTCCGCCACCTTTATATTTTAAAATGTCGTATGTATCTGTTCCATTCGGCCCCCAACCAGCATTGACTTTTTTATCACCAGCTAAAACAATATCTTCTTTTCTATAAACCTTTTGTGCTGAAATCATTTTTTTACAGAAACTTCTTTGCGGGTTTAAATTGCCAGCGTACTCAAATCTAACTTTAAATATTTCATTGTCTAATTCAGATTTAGCACTTGGAAAAGAACTTGGCACACTCGCTAATTTTAAAGAAGTGTTTAAACTAAAATCTGTTAAATCAACTGACTTTTCAGAATATTCTTCGCAATCAATTTCTTCGTATAATTCTAAATCTATTGACTCGCCTTTGTCTAATAAGTAATTAGCAATATCTTCGTTTAATTCGTCTTTTTGTGTACTTAATTGAGTAGGTTGTGCCGTACTTAATTGACGTAACGGAATAATATCTAAATCAATAGTAAATCCGTTATCCATAAATATTTCCATTAACCCATCTGTTATAACTTCTTGGTCTGGTTTAATTACATTTTTATAAAGTTCATCAAAAGCAACTTCCATTTCATCTGCGTTATTACCTAAACCGCCGTCTTTCATAATACCGAAGATAATCGGACTTGTAACACGGTGTGCAATCATTAATTTTTGTGTAGCTTCTACACTTAAAAACTCATATTGTTTGTGTGCTTCGCTTACTTCAACCGCAGTTAGTGTAATGTCATTTTCTTTAGATTCATTCCAATTAACCATAACACGCCCCGCATTTTGCGAACCAGTTCCAAAGTTTTTAAATTTAGTTTCTAAAGTATGTTTAACTTCATCGCTCTCTGGCTCTCCATTATTCATATTAACAATATATCCAAAAGATAAACCGTTTTTAATATGATTAACGCAATAGTTTGCAATCTCTTGCTCTAATTCTGCATAAGGCAAACCTGCCATATATTGAGGATCTGCAAAATAAGTTCGCCCCGCTTGGTATTTAGTAAATACGTAAATACAATTCTTTGTAGTTTCTGTTTTATGGTAGAAACTTTCTATTTCTCTTGGTGGAAATTTTCTTGTATTATTGAAATCTTGACTAAACCAATACAATTGAATTTCTCCGTCTTCATTCATCTTATTTGGCAATATTTGATTTTTAGGCACGTGTTTAGCTTTAATCAAATTACCTTTATCGTAAATCAATTCTAAAGAAGCCTCACCGAATAAACTATAATCTTGACAAACATTTTTTAAATCTTTTTTGGATAAGATTTGTAAAACATTTGCAAACTGCATCGCTTTAGAACTTTGTTCTTTACTAAACAAACCTTTGCCATAAATAAATTTAGCGTAAGAATCAATAATTGTTCGATTTGTTGGAGAACCGTTATACATATCAATAATATATTGATAGAAACTGTTTTTATCTCCGTTCATTACATACTCCTTATTATTAACTTCCTTAATTTCTGGGCGTATGTAATTATTTAATTGTATTAGTTCTAAACTCATCTTATTAGTTTATAATTTTGTAAATCTGTTTCGTCTGTCGCAAAACCAGTATCTCTATTTAATAACCTTAAATCATTATCAAAAACTTCTATTTGATAACTCGCACCCTCTTTAAAAGTATAATTAAAATTACCTACAAAAGCACCGTTAATCATTGAACCATTAATAGAAATTGTGTTTTCTACACTTCTTAATTCATTAGTTATTTTTAAAACAACACTTGTTGCTTCTATTCTCGGAATAAAAAACAAAGTGTGTATTATGTTACTTGGTCTGAATACTTGCATATTAATATAACGTATTTTTTTAACTTTGTATTTAAATAAAAAAACCCACTCGTATTGAGTAGGTTTTAATAAATATTTATTCTTTTAATTAAGGTGTAACTACCTCGTCTGAAACTAAAGCCTCTAAAGCTAATTTAGCCGAAGCACTTAAGAAAGGTGCGCGTTTACTATCCATTGCTTGTAAAGTAATGTTGTACCCGCTTAAATCTCCACCAGCACCTCCAGTTTGTCCCGCCGAAGTTGTAGCGTCTAATCCGCTATCAATTCCAACAACTTTAACGTTACCGTTATAATCGTGAACAAACGCAATAACACGACCAGCCTCTAATGCTTGTAATTGTACTTCTGTTTCTTTGTTCAATTTAGGGAAAACCGCCGCAATTACTTGAGCAATTTCAGTTGTTCTATTATCTGTGTTAATCGTACCCGTTTCAGTTAAAGTATTTCCAGATCCTTTAACTTCGTATCTAAAAACCTCTGTTAATGTTACGGGCAAAGTAGCGACTTCTTGAGCCGTTACGGAAAAACCATACTCATCAAAAATAGCAAAGTCGATTTTTTTAATACCGCCTCTGGAATCTTTACAAGATAGTTTCAATCCTTTTGTTATACTACACGCCATTTTTATATATGTTTTAAAAACCGCCCTAATTAAAGAGCGGTTATGTTAAATTTATCCTACGTATAAAACGTTAAATTTCTGATTTACAACGTGTGCAAATATTGTAAAGATTACATCATAGAAGTAGTCTTTTCTTGGTGCTGGATAAGGAGCTATGTTAATGTTTGCATAGTCATCCATTAAATCAGTACACCACATGAAATTGCTTGGTACACCAGCAATAATTACGTTATCAGCTAACGGTACAAATACAATCTCTACATCTAAATAGAAATATTTACCAGATGCTAAATCTACTGTAAATGTATCTCTATAAGTTTGTGCTAAATTGAAGTTGTTAATTAATTTTTTCACACTTCTTGGAGCGTAAATATAAGGCTTTTCAGCACCAGCTAAAACTTCATTAGGAATAGCATCATATACTTTACCCATTTCAGTCGCGATGTTTGAAACACTTAAAGTTGTACCCGCTACTTTTACACGTTTTCCAACTGCTGCTTTATTGTAAATCATTTTAGCAGTTAATGAATCGAATAAAGTAGTTGGCATAGCAGCAACTAAAGTTTTTTCCGCAGCACCTACTGAAGTTTGAGCAGTTCCAGCAGTTAAAGCAGCAACCGCAGTTTTTGTAGCAGCAGTAGAACCGTTCCAAAATTTATTTTCAGCATCTAAAGAGATTAAAGGAGCAACTCCATTTAAAACTAATCTGTTAAATTCGTCTGAAACATCATTAATTGCACCAGGTTTCATATCTCTATTGAAACGCGTACTTCTTAAATCGTCTGGCGTAAATTTGTCGATAAACTCAACTTTAACTGGCGTAACAACTGTGTCTTCTAAACCAATTGCACCAGCCTCTGAACCAGTTGGATTAACACTCCACGCTTGCATAGTTACTGAATTAATATTTTCAGTAATAACACGACCAGCTTTAATCCCTGTTTCAAAAGAAACTAAACCTTTTTCTACTGTTTCATTTCTGAAAAGGATTTCAGCAATAATATCTTCTTTAAAATCTGTCGGGATTTGCGCCCCAGTATAAGTAATTCCACTCATAGTAAATAATTATTTAAATTTTTTGTTATGTTCTCTAAATTTCTCAAAAGCCGTAACTGGCTTATTTGTTTCTTGTTCTCCTTTTTGTTTTGTCAAAGACACTGCTTCTGGTTTTACCTCTGAAAGTTTAGTTTCAAATTCTGCTCTTAATTCAGTTTTGAATTTTTCTAATTCAGCACCAACTACTTGAGCCAATTGGTAAAATACTTCTTGTGTAAACTTTTCACTTTTTACACTTGCGGTTTGTTCAGTTGTTGGAGCAGTTCCCATATCTGTTGGAACTTCTTCTTCTACAACTTCCATTGGTTTTAATTCAGCAACTTTGCTATCAACCATAACCGCAACCATATCATCTTCTAAAGTATATTCCCCATCTGGAACTGGCAACTTGTCGCCCGCTTCGTTTGTTAAATACATTTCAGTTCCAACTGCTACGGTGTCGCCATCGAAATTAATCGTTAGCTCTCCGTCTTTAGTCATTACACTTCCTAACTTTACTTCTGCATTTTCGCCTTTATTTTTAGGACTGAAAAATTCAGATAGTGCCGCCTTGAAAGAATCTACTAAAGACTCGTTTTTTACTTCACTCATATTAAATTCACTTTTTAAATTAATCTTTTCTAAATCAAAGAATCCATCAATAGAGAATCCTTTTACTTTTCCAGTTTTTACAAAGTCATTCCAAACTTCATCGTTATTAACTTTCATACTTGCAAACCAAGTTCCGTTAGGCTCGTTAAATCCATAATGAACTGACTTATCAACTTCACTTTCTTTTATCCAACTTTCAACAAAGGTTACATCTTGTAATTTTAACTCCTCATTGTGTTCTAACGTTGAGTTATTTTGATAACCTTTTTTAAAGAAATTCTCCATTGTTAATTGGATTGTCTTTTCTGGAAAAGTTATATTGAACTCTTTACCTTCTTGCTTTCTGTAAATTGGCTTATTAGGAATTAAAACAGCACCTAATAAAATTCTTTTCTCGGTGTCAATTGCTTTTAAACTAATTTCTTTTTGTTCACTTAAAGCAATAAACTGCGATTCCATAGCGGGTGAATCTACTAAACTAATAGCATAAACCCCCTCCGTTTCGTTCTCTTTAAATTGTACTTCGTATGTGTCCATATTGTTATAACGTGTTTTATTGTTAATGTGTTTTTTTAGTTAAATGTTGCGGTTTGTATTCTGTTTCTATCTAACGCTTGTTGAGTTGTTACTTCATTACCTACTACATACGCTTGTATTGGTTGTCCTTGTCTTGCTCCTATACTTTGTGCTAATTGATTTGTTCCGCTTTGTCCTACTATATTAAATTGTGGTGGTGGTGGTGCTGAATTTCCACCACCAGAAACTGCTCCAGCTCCACCTTTTCCGCTTTTATCAACTGAAAGTATTTTCTTAATTTGTAACGCTGAAAACACACCCGCTAACCCCGCTTGTATTGCTGGATAGGCTGGGAAAAATGCAGTAATAGGAGACTTTTGAGCCGTGCTATATGCGTTTTGAACCCCTTCAATTCCGCTCATTGTGGCTTGTGCGACTGCAACTCCTTTAGCAATTGCCGTTCCCTCTCCAGCTAATTGAGCAATAGAGTTTAAAGTTTGTAAAGAATCCCCGATTATAGCCTCTTTTTTGGCCTTACTTAATTCAGTTTCTTTTTCTTTGGCTAATCTTGCTACTTCTGCTTTTTGGTTTTCTAACTCTATATAATCATTTAATTCTTTTGCTTGTTCTTCTTCTAAAGTTTGTCGAGCAAGTTTTGCATCTTCTAACGATTTTAAATAATCTTCTCCCTCTTTTTTATATTGTTCTTGTCTTGCTTTAAACGCTTCTTCTTCTGCTTTTCTTTTTTCTGCTAAATTCTTTAAATAATCTTCTTTGTCTTTTTTTCTTTGTTCCGCTGCTTTTTCGTTTGCAATTGTATTTTCATTTGCAATCTCAATATTAAAGTTTTTAGTTAGTTTGGCACGCTCTTTAAAACTACCATCTAATAAATTATTTTGTTCTTGAAATTCTTTATAAGCCGCTTGTACTAACTTTTCTTTTTTTGCAATTTCTTCATCACTTAAATCGTTAGCCTTTGCGACTGCTAAATTATTTCGTAATTGTAAAAATGTTGCTTGTGCTATTGTTACGTTTTTTTTATTCAAGGCTATCTCTGCATTTATAGCAGCCTCTTTCATTTTACGTAATTCAGCATTACTTGCCCCGTTTGCCTTTGCTAATTCGTAGTTATAATCTGCACTTTCTTTTAACGCTCTCAAACCACGTGCAGCCGCAATACTTTGACCTTGTAATTCTTTAGTCATTTTAGCAGTTGCTGCACTCGCTGCATCGTTAGCCTCTGCATTCTCCATTAAGTAAGAAGTCAATTTATAAATAGCAGCACCAGCCGCCACAATTGCAACAACTAAAGCTACTAAAGGATTTGCAACAACCGCAGCGTTCCATAACCACTGTGCCGCCGTTACAACTTGTGTAGCCGTAGCCGTTGCGTATTTAGCCACCGTAGAACTTACAGTTGTTGCAACATCTTTTATCTTTGTAATAATTCCTTGTTGCGTTGCAGTATTTGAACTTACTGTGGCGACTGTTGTTGCGTTGGTTGCTACGGTATCAGCACGTTTTTTAATAATAAATAACGCACTCGCCTCGACTGCATCTTTTACCATCATTGCATAACCACCAGTTAAATCGTTTAGCAATCCCATAGCACCACCGTTTTCAAGTACTGCGTTAGAACTTTCAGCAAATGAACTCGCTAAATTCTTGTTTTGGTGGTTTAGGTTGTCAAGATTATTATCTAAAGAATCAACTTTAGTATTTAGGTTGTCAAAACCATCTTCTTTAACAACTACGTTTACTATTTTTTCAATCATTTTTTCAACTTATTAAATAATTCTATAAAATTTTTAGGCAATTCGTTTTTGCCTTTTGCTAATTTCGTAAAAGGTTTATCGCCTTTACCGTCTGAAATACTTAACAGTACTAAAATTTCCTTTATCATAATTGGTTTATATTTAAGTCGAATGTATCCGCTCCAATATTAAAACGTAAAATTCCGTTTCTGTCTACTGTTGAATAATTTATTTTAACTCTCACAAAGTCTGTTTTTTCTCCTAAAGTTTTATTAACATCAAACCAACTTACACCGTCGCCAGTGTCAACTTTTATAACACTCCAATTTGTATTTGCCGTGATTTTAACTTCAAAATTTTCTTCTCCTTTTGTTGCGGTGTAATTATCTGTTGATATTCCGTTAGTCGTAAAAGAGAAGACACTTTCATAAACAGAAACTCTATCAACTTTTACTAACTCGCTATCTACTGTTATTGAATCACTATCCACCGTTAATGGCACAATGTTGTCTATTGTGTCGCTTGGTGTTGAAAAATCTGTGAAGACATCGCCCGAAAAACTACCCGTTGTTAAATCTATTTTAAGGTCTGAAATTTTATATTTTCTATCTTGGATAATGAATCTATCATTCATTTTTAATTTATACAAAATATGTGTTGGCATTTTCCCACTTATGCTTAACACTCTACACTTCTTATTAAACAAATCTTCTATATAAGTTTTCCAAAAGTTAAAATATAAACTTGTTTCTATCTCTGAATAAAAATAACTACTAATATCAGAACCGAAATTTAAACTATTTGTAACTTGTGTTATTTCTTTGTTGTCTTCTGTTGCGGTGTGCCAATATTTAGTTTTTGTAACGCTCGGTTGTATGTAAGTATTAATATCTAAACTCTCAATTCCATTACGATAAAACATAAAGCTTTTACCTTTGTATGGTTTTAAATTATTATCAATAGAGAAACCAACTTGTAACTCTGTTAAATCTCCGTCAACTTCTCTGTTAAGTCTTTCAAATAACATATTTTCAAATTGACTTTCTACTTTTAAATCATCGCCCGAAATATTAAAAGTTGTTTTTAAATCTCCGTAACCTATTTGATTATTATCAAAATATTGTTTACCTAAAATAGCATCGCTTTTTTGATATAAGAAATCAATTCTCTTTTTTACGTTTGGCCTTTTAACTTCGATATCTTTAATATCTACGTACTTGTTTAAATCGTAAGTATTCCCTTTACTATACCAACTATCCAAAGTGTCAACATAAAAATTAGTTGTGCTGAATGGTACTATAATTAAATTAAACTGACTAATCAAAGAGTTAAAATAATCTTTAACTTTAATCTCTGGCATCTGTTCCAATATCTTAATATTAGAAGTTAATGTATCTGAAATACTATTTACTAAATTCTTATTAATTACGGTTGTTGGTGAACCAGTTACAGTTGTGTATTTTCTACCCGTTACTGCTGACTTATAACTAAAACTTTCACTTGCTGAAATTGTAAAATAAAACACGCTATTAGAATAGAAATCAGCCTTTAGTGTTTCAGCCCAAACAATAGTATTTGTTCCTACTAATTCGTTTTGATTTACTAAAATTCCATTTCTATATATTTTTAATTTATAAGGGGTTGACAAATAACCAGCGTCTGGTGTAATCTTTAAATCTAAAGCACGTTTAATATTTGTAGTTGGTCCCGTAGATGTTTCATAAGGTGTAAACTGAATTTCTTCTAACGTTGTATCGACTGTCATTTGAATATCTGACAAATTGCCCAACCCTTGCATATCAACTCTTTTTTCCTCTCCGTATGCTTTTAAATAACCAGCGTCTTTATGTAACCATAAAAAAGTATTGTAAAATAAAGCCCTATCGAAAAAGTCTTTACTTAAAGTAATACCGTATTTAGTTTCAATAGCTTCAATTATACGTAAGTTTCTTAATGCTGGTTTAAACTCTCTGTACAAAATAGAATTACTTGCGTTTTCTAAATCTCTACTTGTAGAAGTTTGTAAGCTCATTTCGTCAACCGCGTTAATCATAGGATAGTAAACATCACCATCAAACAAACTATTGTCTGTCATTGCGTTTGTAACTATCGTAGCATTATATGCGTGGTCGTATTCAGATAAACTTTCTAAATCTTTTAATTGGTCTTCTCCAAACAAGTCTGACAAACTTACACTCGCACCGTAAAAAGTACACGAATAAGAATAAGGCAAACCGTCTTTTAATTTAGCACTATCTAATTGAACCGAACCGAAACGAAACGGTAAAGTATTAACTTCTAAATATGCCTCAACACGAATATTAACGTTAAACGTTCCATCTACATCAGCATTATACCAATGTTCAAAAACTGAATTATTATTCTTTGTACACGGCACGTTAAAAGATTGAGTAAAGTCTGTTAAAACCTTACTCAAATCATTAATATTTTTTACTGATAAATTGATAGATATTTTTTCGTCTTCAAATAAATCTATCTTTTGCCCTTTAATATATAATTGAACTTCCATTAAACGACGTTATTAATTGTTTTAAAGCTATATGTAAAGTCCATTGAATATTGTATTAACTTATCTTTTAATTTTGTCTTATAGTTAAAAGATTTAGTATCTATGTTAACTGGTAAAATAGTGTCGTTTTCTTCAAGATATATTTGTTCACTCAACATTAACTCGTTAAATAACAAATTGTAACTCTCTGGTAAAAAATCCGTATTACATATAACCTTTTGAGTTCCGTTAGTTAAGTAACTTTTTTTATTATGTTGGTTAAGCGAGTAATTTCCAAAATCTGAAATAATTGGATTATAATCCGAAGTTTCAGTATTTAAACTTTTCTTGCTTAATTTATTAAATGGTATCTTTTGCCAGAATCCGTATTTATTTTTAAATATGCAGTTTATTAAATCGTTTCTACATTCATTTTCTAACTTAAAACTATGTATAATTGTTTCGGTTGTGTATTCAAATTCAATATCAAAAAAATTATCAGTTCCGATATATTGAGAAACATCTAAATAACCTATGTATTGATTATTGTAGTTTTCATCTAAAGTAAAAGGTACGTTTGTATTTACTCCATCTACAAAAGCGTTAATACTTACCAAATCTTTACTAACAAAATACAAAGGATATTTAGAATTATTATAAATAATGTGGTTGTTAATTGAACTTAATACTTTTTTATCTACTTCGGGATTGGCTAACTGTGTGTGATAGCCAAAACCATCTAACGCAAGTAACGTTTGATTAATGTTATAAAGCAATACACCCTCTAAATAAACCCCAGCATCGATATAAACCCAAACAGTATCTAACTGGTTTGTCGTTTGAACTCCTAAAGAAACGTTTTGATTAAATTCATTTTGCACAAAGTCATTAACTAACTTATGTACATCGATTGAGATTGTAGGTTGCCCCGCAATGATAACAGATTTACTCGTTTGAAAAGTTGGTAGTAATGGAATATCTGTTGTTTTTTCGCCTCGATAAATATAAATATCTAAAGCCATACTGTCGTATAAAACAGATGGACTTGCTTTAAAGAAATAAGGCGAGCGTGAAAGAATTACTTTATCTTCATAAGTTATAGTTGTTGGTTCAATTGGAAAAGTAAAGTCCTCACGTGTTATACTCCATAAATCGGTATCGATAAAACTTGCACCTTGAAAATCAAAATAATCAACTGTTGCGTTATTTCCTAAAGTATATTCAACTGTATTTGATATAACAATTGAAGTGTATGGAACAGTAGCGGTATTAAATTTAAAATCAAAAAACTCTTTTAAATCTTGTATAAATTCATCTGTACTTGGGTGATTATACTTTACTAAATTACTTGCGTAATCTGATAGCCCTGTTGTAAAAATAACATTAGTATAAAGATAATTGCCTAAAGTATTTCCAAAATCTAAATCTATAAAAGAAGTTTCACCATCTGCTGGTGGTGAAGTTACCGACTTTGCCGTTATAATTATTTTTTGTGCCATTACTTAAATTTTGTTTTTAAAAAATATTCTACATCTAAACCGTACGCTTGGACTACATCGTCTGGAAGTCTTTCAAATCCTTGCTCAACTGCTTTAGTAAAAAACTTACTCGGTTTAATTCCGTTTAGGAATACACTCTTTGCAATTGCAAACTTTAAACTTTCACGGCTTACAAATTTACCTTTACTTCTCGGTGCAATTCCTTTTTTAACTATCCATCTATCAAAAGCCCTTGTCGGTGGCATTTTATCTTTATAACTAAATGGTGTGTTAAATTTTCTTATCTTACCACTTACACCGCTATCTTGAAATTTTCCATAATCCTCCATTTTGAAGTCAACCGAAAGACTATTCTTGCTAACGTTTAAATCATACCCTAAACTATCATATAACTTTTTAGATGAATTTTTGCCTCCTTTCGTTAAGTTAGTTCTTGACTGCTTTACTACGTAATTTGAAAAGTCTTTTAATGTAGCAAGGGTATAATTTTTATCTAACTGCATACTTCTATATTGTTATTAGGTATTGAAAGTTGAACTTCAAATTCCCAACCGTCCAATATGTTACTAAAATCATATTGTATCGGTGTCGGATTGCTATTTGCGAATAACTCAATATCATCATCATTTTGCTGCAGTCTTAATTTAGTTAAGAATCTGTTAGCAATTGCGAAACAAGTATTTAAATTATCTAATTCGTTATCATTTTTTAAGAACTTATCTGTCACGGGTTGTTTTGAAATATTACGAATATCTAAAACCCAAATAGTAAAATTAAAGATAACCATCCCCTCAACTACTTGAGAACCCGTAACGCTAAAATGTGTTAACGGAAATATGTTTTTCTTATCTACATCTATGTCGTTAATCACTCCGTGCGTTATCGTATTGACAAACATATCGTTTTCAAAATGACTCTTTAAAAAATCTACTACTTTATAAAAACTATTCATAAGATTTGTTTTGTTTTGTTTCTTCTTTTGCTAATGCTACTTTAAAATCTAAATATGTTAAGAATGTAAATATGTCAAGTGCGGTTGCTTCGTTAAGTTTAAATGCATCTCCTCCAGCAACTGTATAAATTGATTGATACCACCCCCATTCTGAACTAAAACTTCCTCCAAAACTTTCGTTTCCTCCGTCTGTAACAGCAAACAAGTTTGGATATTGCTCAACAACTCTTTCAACAAATTGCAAAAAAAAACCTTTGCGCCGAAATAAGCACTAACTGGAGCGAACTCCATTATATCTTTAAACTTATCTTTATCCTCGAATGGTTCAATACGATATAAGTCTTTGTGTTTACCTATAATCGGTCTGTACATTACTCCCATTTGTTCGATATAACTATCCTTTTGTTTAAATAGTTCATCAAGTTCGATGTATTCCCCAGCAGTAATATTCTCTAAATTAGGAATAAAACCAAACTCAACACCTTGCAAAGTAAATCTTTCAATATGAGTTGGCTCTTGTTTAATTACTTCAGTTAAATGATTGCTTATTTCTGTAAACTCTTTAACTGATAAATTCTTTTTAATATCACTAACAGATACATCGCAAAAAATACTTATCATTGCCAGGCGCAAATAAGCATCGTCGTTGCTTTCTTCAGTACATTTAACAAAGTCAAAGAACTGCTTAATAGTTATCTCGTTTAAGTTTTCTGGTATATTAATCTTCATATTTATATAACGTAATTAATTGATATTGTATTTGCCTTTTGTACCCATTAAATTCTTTTCAATTCCGTATGCAGTTAAATCGATATGCTCATCGTGTTTAGCGTTTGGAAACATTGCAATTTGATTTAAATAGCTTTCAATCCAAGCACCTTGAATTAACTTCACACGCCCACCCTCAATAAAAGGTGCTGAACTTCTTGCACGTTCTATTTTTGAAACGTTTACAAAGTCGCTTTTAATTTCACTTATATTAAATCTTGTTTGCGATTGTATTAATTGTTTAATTGATTTACCACTTGCTTTAGGTTCTACATAAATCATTCTAATTTCAATACCTAAAGAATTTATATAGTTTGGAATGAATTTTATTAACTCTGGCATTTCTAAATATTTATCTATTGAAGATAAAATATAATAATCGTTATTTATTTTAGTTCCTATTTGAAACCCTGTTGGGTCATTTGAAGTATCTTTAGTGTATGCTCCATCTATAAATAAATCCCATTTTAAATTAGTTGGTATTTCATTTTTGTTCACAATTTCAAACCAATCTTTTCTCCATTCTCCACCATCTTGCGGTGATGGTTGTTGCATATATTGACCAGCAAAAGTATAACGACTTCCTTGTCTAATTTGTTCTAATTCTTCAAAAGAATGTTTCTCTGGATATAAAGGTTCGTTGTTTTCGTTTAATGCTGGCAAACATAAATGTTCCCAAGTTTCTCCACTTCCACCACCTAATAAAAAACCACTCAAATCTTCTTCGTGAAGCCTTTGCATAATTAATATTATTGGCGTGTTTCTATCGTTTACACGTGAACGGATTGTACTATTAAACCTTTCGTTAACTGCTTTTCTTTTCACCTCGCTTGAAGCATCATCTGGTTTTAATGGATCATCAATTAAAATAGCGCCGCTGAATATTTTGCTTTCAGCAACTCCAGCGCCAAAACCAGTAATAGCTCCACCGCTTGCAGTAGCGTAAACACCACCGCCTAATTCGTTAAACCATTTCTTTTTACCTTGAGCATCTTTTTTAAGTTTCATACTCCAAAACTTTTGATAAGCATCGCTCTCAATATATTCTTTTGCTTGACTTGAGTTGTCTAATGCTAAATCATCAGAATAAGATAAGTGTATAAATTTAGATTGTTGGTTACGAACTAAACACCAAGCTATAAAAAGTTTAATTACTAATTCTGTTTTACCATAACGTGGAGGTATATTTATAATTCCCCTTTTAATTTCTCCGTTGAATACTTTCATTAAGAACTCAACTATTAAAACGAAATGAGGCGCAACTATAAAATTACGCCTGTGAATTTCTTTATACATATAACGGCAAAAGAATAAAAAATCATTCTCGCACATTACTTTTAAAACTTTTTCTTCGTTTGTTAGCATTTAATAATTACTTTCTAATGCATATTGAATTTTCTTTATTTCTTCATCTGTTAATTCTTTTGCATCAATATTTAAATTTGTCTGCTTAATCTCTTGAGGTGCTTTACCAAATATATGCTCCGCAATAAACAACTGACCTCTTTGGCTTTCTAATAGCGTATCTTTTACAAATGCTATCTTTGCCTCTTCGTCTGTTTCTGTATTGTATAATTGCTTTAAAGCTGTTAAAAAGATATTGTTTACCTTTTCCTCATCTGCTTTAGGTGGTCGCCCTTTTCCGTGTTTGTTTCCTTTTTCAAATCCCATAGTTAAAAGTAATGTTTAAACTTAATCATTCTAAATCTTTATAATAATAAATAAATGTTCCATAAGGAATAAGAAGTAAAAATATCTCGTACCATTTTTTTTTAAATACAACATAGAACATAGCCCCAATTGGAAAATTAAAAAAATAACCACTAATTAATAAGAGTTTTAATAATTCCATTTTACTCATTTTTACATTCCCATCTATAAACGTGGTCGTCATCAATAGGGAAATAAGATGTTAAATAGTTTCCGTCTAATTGTAGTACCGCTCCGTTTCTAATTGATACTTGTACTTGTTCCCAGTTTCCACTATGTGTATAAACAAACTGAAAACCTCCAGTAACTAATTGATTTGTGTAAAACCATTTTCTACACTCACACGTTTCTTCTATTGTTGTTGTAGGTTCTTGAATTTCTTCTGTTTCACAACTTGCAGCGAAAGAAAATAACGCTACGATTAAAAGTAATAATTTAGTTTTCATAATAATATAATTTAGTTAGTTGTTTTACTATTGAAGCATACACACCACCGCAAGTATTACAAGGCTCTATCTTTTTAAAGAAAGTCCTTTCGTAAATTGAAAGTAAATATAACGCGTCTTCGTTGTTTAGTTGTTTAGGGTTTAATCTTTGTAAGAATAAAGTAAACCATTCTTTGTCATCTTCTCCCATCTTAACTACTTTTTTAAACGGGAACATCGAAGCAAGATTTAAAACATCTTTTCTTGCTGCACACCCGTCACACTCTTTGATTCCAATTGCTTTTGTAACTTTGCTGATAGCGTCTCCAGCTCCTCGTATTTTTTTACTTCTTGCCATACTAATATTTTTAATTTGTGTTTTGTTTTTTGTATTAACGAAATACTTATTCCCGATTCTCTTGCAAACTCTCTTAATCCTAAATTAGATGAAAAGTGCATAATTACTTTTTCGTGCTTTTCTAATTTACTATAAGCAATATCGAAACATTTCTTTTTTAATTCCGTGTTAAATTCGTTTTCGGTTGCGTATTCGTTTAGGGTTCTAATCTTATCGATATTAATTGCATCGTGAACGTATTCCTTTTGTTTTCTTTTAGTATCTATAAATATAGAACGTATAATAAAATAAATGTATCCGTCGTCAACTTCTTTTTCTAACTCAATAACTTTAATATACATATCTTGTACTATGTCTTGCGCATAGTCTTTACACTTGCAAAGGTTATAAGCTATTTGCACCCACTTTTTATGATTTTCTGCTAACTTTTCAAGCATAAGTATTTGATTAAATGTCAAATATACAAATTTATTTTAACTATTTACAATTTCTTCAAACATTTTAGGGTTTATTTTTTTTACTTGCTTCCACTGGTTCGGTGAAATATTTTTAACTGGCACATCCCAAAGTTCAGATTTAAATATTTTATTAGTTCTTAAATATTCCGCTAACTTTAAATTACTCATTAACGATTTGTTTTTGTCTTGCTTGGTTAAAACCTTTACTCTTTGTGCTGGAATAAATTCATTTAAAGACTTGTTTTGATAGTAGTCTGATTGTTGTCTTGCTTTTCTATCTCGTAAGTTTTGATGATACGCTTCTATTTGGCCTTTATCTTTGTTTTGAAACGCAGTAAATAACATTTTAGTATCTATATCCTCTTTAAAAAGTTTTGCCTTTAAAAGCATATTATATAAGTTATCTCTATTGCAACCTATTTCTTTTGCTATTGTCGTGTATCGGTTTGTAATATTTCCAGTTAATTGTTCTACTCTCATTTCAGCGTAAAAGCATCTTAACGCTACGTATGGAATAGTTCTGTTTTTTTCTTTTATGTTTATGGATAATGCTTGTTGCAGTTCCTTTGTGTTAGCGTAGTTCATAATCTATATTTTTTAAGTTACCGCACCAATAGTTAAATAAGTGCGGTTGGTTAGTTATCTTCTTTTATTTCTTCTATTAATTTTTCGAATTCGTGTTCTAATGAATTACAATGAGTACATAAAGCATATGGCGGACTAAATTTTAAATAATCTTTTTTTACTAATTCACATCCTTGTGCTTTATAATAATACTCTTGCAATTTCCATTCAGCACTATTTGACTCTGAATCAATTATCATGCTAAATACGTGACCTTTTCTACATTGTATTCCTTTCATAATATTTTTAAATTAAAAAATCCTTTTTCAATACTCACAACATTCGCACTGTTGTTTTCTTAAAAAAGGATAAATTATAAGTTCTTTGTCGAGGTAGTGCGAATACCTTTATTTTGACATAGGACAAATGTATAAAATGTTTTTTTAATACGCAAGGTTTATTTTAAAAAAGTGTGTTTTTAATTATATCACCTTTACCATTCCAAAATATAGACTCAAATACTTTCTTCTTATTGTTAGTAGCTGACAAACTACTTCTGTGTGAAAACATTTCAATCTTTTCAAAAGGTGCATCATACTCACTCAAATAAGCTGGATAATCTAAATTAGCAAACCATTGATAAAAAGAATCGTGATTAAATCCTCCATCTTTATATTCGCCTGTTCCTTTGTATGGAATATCACAGTAAATTACAGGATTATTTCCTTGTATTAAAACTTTTTCATAACTTGTGTTATTTGTCTGTAGGTTCTGTAGGTTCTGTAGGTTCTGTAGGTTCTGTAGGGTCTGTAGGTTCTGTAGGTTCTGTAGTCGTGTTAAGTGTTCAACTAATTCTAAGTTTTGAACATCACATCTTTTTTCTGTTATTTTTTTAACGTGGCTACAAAAAGCTAATATTCTTTTTTGAATATCTTTTATTTTAAAAATACCATCCATATTTAAACCTAACTTAAACATTGCAGTTTCGTCTAAATTAACTATTAATTCGTGTGCAAGTCTTTTAAATTCTTCAATATCAGCACCATATAAATATGAATTTTGACTATTACCAAAACTCCAGCAACTCATAACAAAACCAGAAAACCAATCCGCATCTTCATTACTTTTATTTATTTGTTTATGGAACTCTTCTCTGGTTACCCATTCGTAAAATTTAGGATCTAATTCTTTATTGTTTTTAACATACTCTACTAAACTATAAATATGTTTATTTAATTCGTTGTAATGTACGTTAAAACGGTAATCTCTTACTGCAGTAAAACTAATTGAACCTCCACCGCCAAACAAATCATAAAAGTCTGTTATTTTTTCGTGTCTGTTTGTAATTTTTTCTAATATTTGAGAAGCTAATTTTCTCTTACTCCCCATATAAGGTATCCCTAAATTTTGTTTCATAATTATTTATTTTTCTGTTAAACGTTTATTTTCAATACCATAATCAAACCACGCTATTTTATCTTTGTTTTTAAGATAATCTTTTCGTATTTCTGCCATATCTTCTGTTTTGTATTTTTTGCAGTCGTCTTTTACATCTAAAGTCTTACAAGTATTAATACAATGCTTACAGTAGGTTTTCATATCGGATATATTTGTCCTTTAGTATCTTGCAAACATATTGCTTTTTTACCTAAAGATATTAATTCGTCAATTCTTTGTTTCTGCAATTCTTTTAAAGTATCGTTTAATTCTTTGCACTCTATCCAAATATCTACTTCATTTTTTTTTATACATAATAAATCTGGATAACCACTATTAGAAAGCTTCATTATATTTAAAACTGTATACCCTTTTAATTTATATTCTTTAATTATTTTACTTTGGAATTTTGACGCCATGGTTTTCTTTTTTAAATATTGATAATGTGAAATTTTTCTTTTGCATAACTGATTTATAAATTTGTTCTTCAATTCCGTTATCTGAAAAAATCCAATAAATATTATTTTCTTTTCTATCCATTGTAGTAAGTCTATCTCTTGACTGCCAATAACTAACTGCTGAATAATCAATATTAAAATAAATTAAATATTCCGCTTCTTTTAAAGAAATTCCCTCACGACCTGAAACAATTTGTAAGGCAATATTTTTATCGGTTGTATTGAATGTTTCTAAATCAAAACATAAGTTATCTTTAAACGTATCTTTTAATAAATTAAGTTCTTCTTGAAACTTATAAAAAATTGCTATTTTATTGTTTTTAAATTTTTCTTTTATAAAAGTAGCTTTTGAATTATCTGTTATTATCGATTTTCCACTTTCTAAAATACAAGTTCCAGAGTAAAGCTGGTGCAATTTACTCATTAATTTTGCTCCAGTATCAGCAATTATCAAATCGTTATTACCTTTGAAAATATTTTCTTTTTTTAATTGGTTAGCTATTCTATAAGTTAAATCACTCATTCTAACTTTTAAAACATTTTCTTTTACTGAAGTTGTAAAACCAGCTTCTTCTTGTGTAAAAGTAATAATATATTTTTTCAATATACTATCAATTAATATTTTATTTGCATCGGTATAATCTTTAATTTGATAACCAGCCAAGAATTTTAATTTAACATTAACAAATTCAGCAGCCCATTTATAGAAGTTAGTATTTTGTTGGAATGGTGTAAACTTACTTAACCAAAATTGATGGTACCATTGTGAGTGACTTTCTGGAGTTGGTGTACCACTTAAAAAAATCATTGGCAAATGAGAAAACCTTTCTTTTATTTCTTTAGTTATTTTATTAGGTTTTGGAAAAGCTCCGTTTCTGTGATGTTCATCACTAATAATTAAATCAAAGTCATTATCTTTAATTAAATGTAAACTTTCATTGTTAATAACTACTAATTCAAAATTAAAATTAAAGTTCTTATAATCTTCTTGGATTGACTTAATCGCTTTCTTTTTAGTAAGAAACAAAACTTTTTTAGCATTGTATAATTTAGCTATTTGTAATGAAGTAATTGTTTTTCCAGTTCTTACTTCCATAGCTAAATAAACTATCTTTAATTTGCGTAAAGTATCAACTGCTTTTTCAGCTAAAACTTCTTGGTATTTTCTTAAATTGTATATCATAATTTGTTTTTTTATTTTGAACTAAAATTGAACCATTTTGAACCAAGGTTCAACGTGGGAAGCATTGGTTTTATTGAGTTTTGAACCAAATTGAACCAAATAGGTTCAAAATATATTTTTCGAAATTTTTATTTCTATTTTTTTATTTCATTTTACATTTTGAACTAAATTGTTCAAAATAGGTTCAAAACCTTTATTTTATTAGGTCTAACAACTTTGAACTTGGTTCAATTTTGGTTCAATTATTTATCTAATTCTTTAATATATTTGTAAATCATCCTTAAAGAAACACCTAAATTTTCAGAAACATCTTTTTTATTTATATCTGGATTATTTTTATAAATCTCAATAAACTGCTCTTTTGCACTTTTATTTTTATTGTTCAAAATAATAGATTTCATACTGTTTATTTCAATAGAATTCATTTTTACTTTTTTAGCAGTAGCAATAAAGTAATTACTTAATTTTTCTGCTTTTAAGACACTTTCTTTTGAAATACCTAAACTATTACCGCCGTCACTAAAAAACTCGTCAAATACGTGAATTAATAACGAAAAACGTGGTATGTAACTTTTTTGTTTAGGATACATACTTTTTAAATATTCATTTTCGTTATCGTCATTTTGAAAGTTAGAAATTTTATTAAAAATTCTTTTCCATTCCTCTTTAGCTTCTGGTAGAAAAACAGCCGTTAATGGTATTATACTATTTTCTGAATCTCTTTTAATAATTCTTTTTAAGGTATCATAAAAAGAAACTATATTTTCTTTGTACCAGTCTAAAACCTCGTATTCCATTTCGTTTTCATTGTATAGTTCAATTACACTATCTGGAAATGATAACAACATCCTATCCATAAAACCATTATCTTTATTTTCTTCAGTATAAAAAGAATTTAAAATACTCGGTTGTATACCACCAAGAACAGGAATAAAAGGTTTTTCTACAAATGAACTTTTTGCCGTTTTACGATTGAAACTCACGGACTTACCACTCCAACAAGATAACCAGAATTCTAAATCCGAACCAGCTCTATACTTATTCATATCTTTTAACCACCCCGCAAGTTCATCTTTAAAAACTCCTACTACATTATCACTATCTTGGTGTAAATCTACTAACGCTTCAAGTGTAATATCATTTGCTATAAATTGGCTTTTACTCGGTTGTGTTACTTCTAAAGACTCTTTCTTTTCCTTTGGTGGTAATGAATTATAAGCATCGTATTTTTCCATTTCTTTATAGTATTTTTTAATTTCTCTACTATTTATTTTTTGCAATGGAAATATAATATTGTTAATACTTGGAGTTTTACCAATACCAGCTTTACCAACTAAAGAAAGCCAAACACTTGCGTTTTCTGTCCATCCTTTTTTAACTTCAATTTCAATAGAGTTACCAACACAAACAGAAATTAACCAAATTAAAGAACATCCCATATAATCAATATTAGAATCTAATTTTTGATTACATTCCATTATATAATTTTGCATAGGTTTAGGAAAAATGTCAATTGGGAAAATTAAGTCTTCTGAATTGATAATGTGTTTTTCTATTAGTTCAGAATTATCTGGCACAGACTTACTGGCTTCTTGTATTTTCTTTTCAATACGTGATCCAAAACCTAATTTATATAATTCACTTGCAGCTTCTTTAAAATTACCATTATGATATTTATAAGAATAAGCAATAAAAGGAGTTATTAATTTTTCGTGTGGGTATATTGTACCAGTTGTAAATAAGAACATACAACCACTATCTTTAAAAACATAACCAGAATGTTCAGCAGTTGAACCATGTCTTTTTATTAAAGTCCATTTACTTTTATTACCATTTCTTGGTATTGAAAACTCTCCATCGATAACATCCCAAATAGAAGTTTTATTATTATAATCTTCCCATGGAGAAAATTCTCCAGTAATAAATTCTGTTTTTCGTTTTTCTGGTTCAATTGGCTTTTCTTCTATATGGTTATACATTCCAGAAACTTCAAAAAGCATTTCTCTATCTTTGTCAGAAATATAATCTACTTCAAAATAAGAACGTTTAGAAACTTTATTTTCTGGATACGCAAACACATAACCCCATTTACCACGAGTTTCAATAATAGCTTCTTTATGCCCTTTTAACTTTGCTACTTTTGTATTTCCTTGAACTCTTTTACTTTTATAAAGTATATGAAACCCCTCGTTTTTTGTTTTATAGATAGCAAACTTTTCTTCAAAGTCAATAATATTATCTTTTAACATATTGAAATATTCATCCCAAAACTCAACTTTTTCTTGAGCAGTTGAAAATACTTTTAAATCAATATCAAAAACTTCTAAATCTTCAAAACCAGTTACCAATCCAAAACCATGCGTTGGTTTTACTTCGTGAACTATTCCGCTTTCATCTGTCCACTTTTGCCCACCTTTGTATTCTAAACGATAAGTAAGTTTAGAAACATCTAACTTTTCAGTTTGTTGTTTAGTCCATCCAAAGTTAGGAACTTTGTTTTCTCCAACTGTAATAACTGAGAAGTTCTCTAAAAACTTTAATACTTTTTGTGTGTCCATTTAATTATAATAAAAATAGCCCACAATTTCAAGCGGGCAGGCTTTACTTTTGTGAGCTTTTTAAAAAATATCTTCTATGCTATCGAACCTGCCCGAACAATAACTACACAATATTACAACAAAAAAAAATACCTACCAAATAAATTGATAGGTATTTTATAATTAAAATGATGCTTTTTCTGTGACTTCTATTTTCCAACCATTTAAAGAAACATAATATTTTTCATTGTATTCATTTCCTCTTACATTAATTGAAACTTTTACTTTGTCACCTATTCCAATTCCATTAAGTAAATCGCATTTACCTTGAACGAAATCAATAGGTATTTTCTGTACATATTGTTCTTCTGTTTCAATTACTAATAATCTTTTTTTGAAAGATGCACTTACATTTTCCTCATCGTTTATAACGATTACTTTTCCGTTTAATTCCATTGTTTATTATTATTTATTAAGTTAATATGCTCTAATTTGATTTTTATTACTTCTTCTAAACGTTCTTTAATTAATTCAATTGTTTTTTCACAACGATTAACTTCAATAGTATGATAATATTCTGTACCATCGTGAATAAGATAATTAAAGAAATACGCTTTTTCTCTATTGCTGCATAACATTTGATGTTGCATTTGTGCAAAATACTTTTTATCTATTTCATTAGTTGCTACTAATTCAAAGAAAGTAGTTGACTTTGGACACTTAATTTCAAGAACTGAATTATCACTTACTAAACCATCTGGAGATGCTCCAGAATGTTCGCCAAATTTAAAGAAACTACAATTTTCAACTTCTAAAAACTCCAATCCTTTAATTTGTTTAAATTTTTCAAAGGCTAAAGGTTCGGTTTCAATTCCTCTTTGCATATCAAACGAAATAAAATTTTCTTCCATTTCTCCGAATAATTCTTCAATTGCTTTTTCAATTGCGTAAGTTTTACCTGTTTCGCCTAAACCTCTAACTCCTAAAATTTTATAAATTTCACTTGCTGAAAATTTTCCGTATCGTTCTTTTTTCCAGTCATCGCTTCTTTGTTCGCTATTACTTTGCATAAGCTAAATATTGTTTTTCCACTTCTGGAGTTAATGTATATTTTGTTTTAATTTGTTCAATTGTAGCTTTTGCAGTTTTAGCACTTTCAAAGTTAGCAGTTGTAAAAATTGGTTTTTCTACTTTATCAGTAGGTTGTAAAGGTTTAATTCTAACACCATCTGTAATAGCACCCATCATTTTCACATTATGGTCTACGTACATTTCAATACGCATTCCTTTCCAATTTTCTATAACGTGGCATTCCTTACCGATTAAACCGTTTTTCTTTGCGAATCCAGCTAATATTTTGTTATTAGTAGAATTAAGTTTTAATGGTTTAATATTTTCTACAAAATAGCAAAATATACCATTCATTTTAGTACCAGAAACATCTACGTTTTCTTCATACTTTACTTCTTTAATTGTAAAGATTAGTTTTTTACCTTCTGTTTCAAGTGCGTCAAGGTCGGCACTCGCTAAATGTGTTGACTTTCTGAATTTTCTCCAGTCTGTTTGTGTTTGATTTTCCATAATGTTTGTTTTATTTTTTAGGTTTGTAAATGTACGAAATTATTTTCGTATTAACTAAAATTACTATCACTAATTATCTTGTAATTTTGAACTTTTATTTCGTTTGTGATTTTATCCGTTTCTAATTGCTTTTCAATAAGTGATAAAAACAAATTCAAACTTTCATCGCTTGGATTGTTGCGCTCATCTAAAAATCCTTTGCACTTTTCTAAACCGTGACGTTTTTGACACGCTTTGATAAAATCCATTTTATCCTGGATTAGTGCGTATTTCTGTTTGGCTAATTTTTGTAAACTCATAACTTTTATTTTAAAATTTTATTAACTATCCCTTGAATACTTTCAGGGCTTTTTTTGTACGCTTCAATTATTGTAGTAATGTTTTGACACTCCCAAATAGGAACACTTGAAACCGCTTTTAAATAAGCATCATAAACATCATAAACAACACTTGTACTTTCTTCAACTGAATTAAAAAAAGCGTCATAATCTGGCTCGCATTTATATAATTCTGGTAGTAATTGGTTTAATCTGTTTTTAAGAATACCTTTGTAAAATGGTGTAAACTTAATTTCGTAGTTAGCGTTTTTAGCTATTTCATTAACTACGATTGCGTGAGTTATTTTGTCCGTTTGTGTCATTATCTACCCTCTTTTAAGTAAGTTAAATAACTAAAAGCTTGTTCATAATCTTCAAAACAAAAAACATTTACATCAGCTTCTTTTTCTTGGTCTGCATAATATTCAACAAATATACTGCTAAGTAATTTATTGCAATATTCTAAAGCGTGTTCATCATTAATAGTTATTAAAAAAGTAGGTGCTTCCGTGTCTTGGTCGAAATCATCGCAAAAATCATCTTTAGAACTTGTTAAATTATAAGTATAATCTGGCTGGTACTCTCTCCATATAATAACTACTTTACCATTTTTAATACTCAAGAAATTTTCAACTTGTTCTAATCCATTTTCTCTGAATTCTAAACCTGTTTGATATTCTAAAACAGAAATATTACCGTTTTCGTGTTCGTCTGATATTGTTAATCTTAACATAATATTTGTTTTTAAATTGTTACTTTTTTACTTTGGTTAGTTCCTAAATAGAAATCAGTTACAAAGGCATCTGTATTAGCTTGTTTCTTAATTTCTTTTAATTTCTCTTTTGCTTTTTCTTCAAACAGAATTAACGTATCAATTACTTGTTCTGTGCTTTGTCCATCAAATAAAGTATTTAACATTTGATGAACTTTTATTTCTTCTTCTGTTGGTTTTGTTTCGTTCCAAATATCTTTAATCTTTTGGAATATACTTTTTGTCGGTGCTAAATCTGAAATATTATTTTTCATTTTATAATTCTTTAATTAGTTTAAAAATTTCTTCTTCTGTTTGTTGACGGTCTTTAATTGCTTTCAAGTATTTTTCACAACTTACAAAGTCTAATAATTCTCTTTCAACCGCTTTTAATTCATCGCTTTTTTGTGATAATTGCTTTAATGCAGTAAAGTCAATGTCGTTTACTTCTACGCTCATAATCTTAATATTTAATAGTTAGTATAATTTTCTTCTAATTGGTTAAAAACTTCATTTGATAGGTTGGTTAGTACTTTGTTGTTTTCGTTTGTTACAGTTACGCTTTTTACTTCTATTTCAATATTATACTCAATAGCCTCCCAATGTTCTCTAAATTTATCTGGAACTTCATTTATTGAAAAATCATAACTAAAATTGCCAAATTCAAAATCTTTAATTATTCCGTATTGATTTGATTCATATTCTGGATTTTCAATTACATACATAATTTCTTTTTCAATGCTATCTACTAATATTTTTACAGCTGCTTTCATAATGTTATTTTTTTAGTTGTTGTTTATAATTGGGTAATATTTTAAATGAAATTCTCTGCTATCTGCAATTACTAATGTTTTATCTTCATCATTATCATAGTAAAATATAACATAAGTTTGTCCACAAGTTTCAATACAATGTCCTTGAACATCGCTTTTTATAACAGTTACTGTATCTGCTATGTATTTTACATCTCTATACTTTTTCATTTTTAAATAGTTCTAAAAATTTTAATAATTCACTGTTTTCAAAAACTTCTTGTTCTAATTCTTTGCATATTATTCGCAAGTCAAGTTTTTTAATCTTTATTTCATCTAATAGAGGTTTTAAATACGCCATTCTTTCATTTAGTCTATTATACCAATATTGTAAATCATTTTCGCTAAAATGTTTATAATTATTAAGTATATTGTATCTTTCGTTTGAAGTAAGTTCTATCATAACTATTTTTTTAAAGGGCTAATTAAAGCCCTAATTGTTTTAATGTTTTGCCAGCATATAAATCACCTTGTATTGTTTCAACTTCTGGATTTTCTAATTTATAAATCATATCTTCTAAATCATTCCAAAGGTTACCGTTTTTAAATCCGTTTAAAACTTCTTCGTTTTGAATTTCTCTTAATTTGATAATTGCTGTCATAATGTTATTTTTTAAATGTAAGTTTGTTTCTTATTTCTTTAGCAAATATACAAAACTTATTTCGTACTACAAAATATATTTCGTAATTATTTATAAAAAAAATGCGAGTACCTTATTTTGTTGATACTCGCAAATTGAAATAAATTCTAAATTGACAACCTTTTTTTAATAAAACCAACTATTATAAACAAAACTACTATAATTATAATAAGCCAAAATAGCTTATTTGCGATGCTTTCAATAATAACGCTATAATCTTTGTCTTTAGTTTTAACATCTTGCTTTAAATCGGTCTTAATTCTTGTTGTATCTCTATACTTAATCGTTTCTTTTGAGTTGTTATAGATAACACGTGTATTATAATGTTCTTTGCCGCCGATTAAAATAGGCTTTTCTAAATTAACTGGTTCTAAAGTGAAACCGTTTGAAAATTTAGTAGCGTCAAAATTTACACTCGAACTACTATCTGTTTTTAGTTCCGTTTCTGTGTTAGTCTTTTTTAAGTTTGCACAACTTATAAAGAATAAAGGTATTATTAATATTACTTTCTTCATTTGTATTTGTTTTTAAAATTAGGATTTAATTTTCATAACTCGGAACTAAGCCAAGCGATGGAATGTTACTTACCATATTTAAGTTTTAAAATGTTTCTTAATACTTTGTTTACAGATTCTTTATTTACACCACGCTCGTAATTAAAACGTTGTATTCTATTTATTCTTTGTAGTGGTGAAAGTTTCATTATATAAATAAATTAGTTTTAAACTTTAAATAATTCATATAAGCAGAATTACTTATTTCATTTGTAGCGTTGCAATCTTTACACTCCATTAAACGTTTAATTGTACCTAAAGTAGTGACTATATTTTTAAGAAGTATAATATCTTCAGAACCGCAACAACTACAACTAAATTTTAAATTTCCACCTAATACCCCAGCGTGTGTATTTGGCTTTATGTAGTTTTGCATTGTTTGAAATACATCTTTTAACACAATTATATCCCCCTCGCAATAAACAACCATTTCTTGCATAGCTTCTTTAGAGCCGTTTAATACATCTTTCCACATATCAAAACCTCTATGTTTAACCTTTGCCCCAACTCCTAAAAATTGAGCAATATAATCTAATTTATTTGAGTTAAAATTAAATCCGCTTTTTGCTTTTTTAAGTGTGTCTAAAGTTTTATAACTTGGAAACATTGGTACTCTATGAAATATACAACGTGTACGCAACCATTTCATGTCAAACCTATCTCCATTGTGTGCTATTATTTCATCCGAAGTATTAGCTACTTTTAAAAAGTCAATTAACATTTGTTTGTCGCATTGGTTTTTATCCCAAGTTAATGTATGAATTTTATCTTCATCCTCCCAATTATAAGATATACAAATTATACGTCTTTCTTCTATAATATCTTGTGGTTGTATTGATAAGTTGTAACCTGTTCTCCAAAAGTAACCAATATTCGGACTTGTTTCAATATCAAAAAATAATCTTCTTATTTGGTGAGTGTTTTCCCTTAATTTAATAAGTTCTAATTCTTGTTTTTTAGATAGCCTATATCTGTTTTTTAAATTAAAACTTAATCCTAATTTTTGAACTTCTACGTTATTTAATCGATAACGTCTTTCTTTGTTTGTTTTCATAAATTAATTTTTAGTTAGTTTTAGTTTTTCATAATACAATTTTTCTGCGTATTTCTTAACTTTAATTTCGTCCTCTTTGTCGAACGCTCGGAAATAATAGAGTTTCCCAGCGAGTTTTTTTCTTCCAGCCTTTGCCATTTATATTTTATTTTACGCAAGTGTTAAATTTTTAACTTGCTGATTATTAATTAGTTTAAAAGTGTATTGCGTATATATGCGAGTTATGCGTAATGGCTACGATACTGCTCTAAATTGACAGACCCTTCTGCTTCATTGCCCCAAACGTCCCAACCCTGCTTTACGTCCCTTGCAAATAATTCTATTCTGTTTCCTGATGGATATATCGTGTCTATTAAGTCCGCGAAATACTTTGGTTTTTTTGAATGTTCGGTGCGTTCTATTGAAACAACACTATCAAACAATTTCTTTATTTCGGGTGTGCAACTTCCTTTAGTGCATATCAATAAAAGCTCGTGCCTTACAGAGTTATAATGCCCCATATTGTGTTTTATTTTATCCCAAACAAAACTACTTTTATATTTGAAACCCCACGATTTTATAACAGCAAATGTTTCTTCAAGTAATGGGCTTGTAGTCCAAATAAATAAAACAGCGTTATCTTCTGTAAGGCACTTTACAGGTAAGTTGCAAAGTTCTTTTATTGTCATTGTTTGATAGTGTTTTACTGCACCTCCAAGTTTAGGTGTATTTTGCTTGTCGTTATATTTCCAAGCAGGGTCTGCATAAATTATTTTGTATTTCTTCATTCTAATTAAATTTATCGTTAATAAACCGCCACTACGCATAACAGCGGTTTTGTGCTATTTGCCCCATCAACATTTGTTGTAAATTGAAGCCTTGTGCAAGGGGCAAACAGACACAAAGCCACAGGACGTTATGCGTCAGCTTACAAGAGCATCCCAATAACTAACGTGTTTATTAATGACAGAACCGCCACCGCAACAATTTACGTTGTGAATTTGACAGCCATTAGGTTTTAATTGTTCATCGCAAACGGTTTTAACAACGAAAACTTTGTCATCATCAAACCATTCTTTTTGACAAACATTGTGAGTGCCACCCGAAAAATCCCCTTCAAGTTCAACTTGTTTTTCTCTAATTCCAACAACTTTAAAAGGTTCGTGTCCGTAATAAACACATTCAATATAAACAGGATACATATTCAAAACTTTGTATCCTTTAATTGCTACTTTTTTGTAATTCATTTTATTTATTTTTTAAGTTTAATATTAATAAAAGCCGACGCATAACAAGGGTTTTACACAAGGTGGGAAGAC